TCTGGGTTTTCACCAAAATGAGAAGTAGAGTCTGGGTTAGGGTCGCAGTGTGTAACCACCGGGGATAGCCCCGGAATTACTGGATCCGAGTCACTAAGGAGTGAGCTCTGATCCACCCACCGTCGTTTCGCTGTAACGCGGCGACGAACCACGTACCGGCCCTGAGGCCCACGAAGCCTACCATCCGCAAGTGCGGATAGCAGTTCACCATCTGGCATTGATGGCCCGTCAATTTTGACGGGTTCAACTCTCCAGCACAGGACCTCAACCCTTTGGTACCGCTGTTTCCAGCGACGCCTCACGGGTTGAGTCCTATAGTCTTCGTAGTACATTGGGTCAGCCCAACCTAGTACTGGAATTGATTCCAGCTCCGCGCCCATGGTGTAGGCGCGCCAGGTTTGACTAAGGCTCTCTCCCTGACTGGGAGAGATGTTAGGCAAGGGGCCCCAGTGGGCCTCTACCGCCGCCTTAATCATATCGGCTGATCTCCAATAGCCTGACTTCCTGAATGCGTTGCTATAGCAAACGTAGGAAGCCAGACTCTCAGGGTTCTGGGATGACGACCACCTCGAACGCAAACGCGTCGGCTTGACATCGGAGCCCATAAAGAACTCCGCGCCGCAGGATTCTCGGAAGAATCCGTCGATACAACACTTAGCCTCATTGAACATAAGTCCAAATCGGGGTAAGTGGTCTAGCACCGCGCGAGTTTGCTCGCGTGGTACGATGATGTCGTCACCGTACACGAAAGTGCTTCCCATGGCTCTTGCCAAGGGTACATTTCCGTGTACTACCTGAGTTGCAACAGTGAGGCCCCAAAATACCAGGGCCTCGACGGGGAAGCATAGAGCTGACCCCATCGGTGCGTACTTTAGCATGGTACGCACCCTACCGTCTGGAAGAACACACCAGTAACTTCTGCAAGCCATAATGGCCTCAAGAAGCGCCGTATTGGCAAAGACTCTCTCAACGAGAGTGATGCTAACCCGGTCTGATGCGTCTTTCATGTCCAGAGTTGCCCACCTGCGGTCAAGTGACCCCAGATAAGCGTACTTCTGGTTATGCGATTGGTCCGCAAAGTTAATGCGGGCCCGCGTCCAGGGATGTTTCTCGAGGAAAGCCATTATGGCTCTCCCGAGTCCCTGCTGAATCCACTGATACTCTAGCGGCTCGCACGAAATAATTCGTGGACCGCGTGAGTCCTTGTCGACTAAGACGACTTTCGTCGTCCCGGCGGCAAGAGGCTGTAACTTCGCAATGTCCTCGATTTCTCGAGGGTTACTACGAAGCGTATAATACTCTGAGAACGGATAAATCCGTTCAATCTCAGTGTAGATCCGACTGAAGTTCATCTTTCGATGATACTTTTCACCAGTCGAAACAGCTCCAGGACCATGTCGGGGTGAAATATCCCGATAATCAAAGTTACACAGTAGGCGACCAAATAGGCGCCGAGTGTAATCAATAATCTAGTCGTTGAAGTCGTCATCGCTTTTGACGGCGAGTTCTTCTTCAACTTGGATAAACGCGTTAAGGGTCTTATCGACCTTTGTTTGCGCATACGGTAGCCTGTACTTATAATAAAGATACAGGACTTGTCGCAGAGCTCGAACACATGCAATCGACGGATCTGGCAGAAGCTGCCCATCATCGTCGAAAACCTCGGACCAGAAAGACCGCATAAAATGCGGCCGCTGATCGGAACCGGGTTTTACCCCAGTGTCCAACGAGGAACCTGAAGAGAGGGCCCTGTCAAGGGCCTTCCCCCATGAAGGCAGTGTTTCCGTAAGGAAACAGTGGCCTTCATTAAGTAAGCGTGACTTCAGGACTAAGTAGTCCTGAGCCAACTTAGTGGCATTACTACAGTTGCACATGTCAGCTGCGTCTTGCAGCAGGCACTTATAGAGACGAAGGCTAAAAGCCTTCTCTGCATTGGTCATATATATGATCGGATGCGGACCTATTCCACCTACCACAAGAGGGTTTTAACACCCTTTACTGTATCCCTACGGCCAGGGTTACCCTTCCCCGCTCAGAAAGCGGGAGAGCACATCCTGGTCGATTGTAGCAACGGTATCAGCGCCGCCTTCAATTCCATTCTCCGCAAGGAAGAAGGAAATGACGGC